TGCGAACTTAGAAGCAACAAAAAAAGAAGTTACATTATCTGATGGAACGGTCTTTGAGATGTGGGTCACACCTTTGACATTAGCTGAAAAGGAAAGAGCTTTAAAAATATCAAAAGATGATTCAAATGATTTTATCTTACGTTTATTATTAACAAAAGCACAAGATCAAAATGGAGAAAAATTATTTCAACCTGGTGAGATTGATGTTTTAAAAAATGAAGTAAGAGATAGTGATTTACAAAAACTAATGTTATCTGTTGTCAAGGAGGATGAAGAAACCCTTGACCCAAAAGACTAAGTGCTGAATTGCGAAAAGATAATTTTATGATGTTGCAGTTTGGTATAGCAAAAGAGTTGGGAATGAGTCTATCTGACGTTAGAAAAATGACACTTGAAGAGATAATTGGATGGAGTGCTTATTTTCAAGTATTGAATGAAAATCAGGAAAAAGAAATGGAAAAAGCTCGTAGACGAAGGTAGAATAAAAAAAATATCTTTTTTCAAGTGGCAAACGCTAAATATACAGCAGCAATACAATTACAGGTAGATAATTTAAAAGCTGTAAGTAACCTTGAAGCAAGATTAAACAAAATAAATTCAATTACAGAAAGATTAAGTAAAAAAAGAATAGATTTAAACAGTGGTGGAAGAGGTCCAATGCGTGACGCTTCTGGTATAGCCTCTAGAAAAGCAAATGATGCAATAAGAGGTTTTTTAAATGGATCACTTAAGTTTGGAAAATCTGTTAGTTCAATAAATAGTCAATTAGGAGATTTTAATGAACTTCTTAATATGACAGCAATAAAAGGTAAAGGTGTATTTGACAAACAAACTGTTGCGGTTCGAGATTTAGCAACAGTTTTTACTCAAGCAACAGTAGAAGCAAGGAAACTAGCAGAAGCACAAGAAAACCTTGCAAGAACTGCTGATCCTGCTAGGTCAGGAACTGTGGTAGAGGCAGAAGTAAGGAATAGAAATAGAAGATCTAGGGTTAGAAGAGGTAGAGAAAGGCAACAAAGATTTGAGAGAGCAAGAAGTAGTGCTTTGATCGGTGGTGCTTTTCCTTTGTTATTTGGGCAAGGAGTTGGAGCCTCTGCTTTAGGTGCTGCTGGTGGTTTTGCTGGCGGTTTACAGAAGGGGCAGATGGGTTTTGCTCTTTCATTGGTTGGTACATCTGTTGGTGCTGCGATAGATGGGATAGTAAAAGATACGGCTAGACTTGGGCAATCTCTAAATAAATTAAATCCTGATTTTCAACAATTAACAAAATCTTTAGGACTTGTTGGCACAGCAGAAGCAAAAAGAATTGAAATTGTCAGACAAGTTTTAGGTCAAGAAAAAGCATTAGAAGTAGTTCGACAAAGATTAGCCAATATTGTTGGTCAACAAGGTGTTCAGGCTTTAGATGAATTTGGTAAAAGTGTTCAAACTCTATCTAATAATTTTTCTATTGCAATGACTCAATTTCAAACAGCTATTGCAAAATTTTTACAAAATTCTGGTATTTTAGATTTTATTAATAAGTCGGTTGCGAGTGGTAATATTGTTAGGGCCGCTGGAGCGATAAGAGATGATAATCCTGAAATTAAAAAACTATTAAATGAATTACGTATAAATACGTTTTTAGAACAAGCATTGTTACCAAACCCGTTTGCAAAAATCACAAATCAAGTATTAGGTACAAATACAATTTCAAAAATAACTGGACGTAGAACAAATGAAGATATAATAAATGATTTAAAAGCTTTATTGCCTGGTGATACAGATTTATTATCCAGCGGTCAAAGTCTTGAGCTAAATAATTTAAATAAACAAATAGAATTACAAAAAAGATCATTACAAGTAGGTTCAAAAAAAGCTTTACAAGAGCAAGAAGCTTTAAAAATATTTCAAGCACAAAGCAGTCAAATAGAAGATCAAAATAAATTATCAAAACAACAAATATTAAATAATATAAAAAAAAGAGATGATTTAAAAAAACAATTAGTGTTACAAGAGCAAATTAAAAATTTATTAGCCAATGAAACCACTAATGCTGTGATGGGTCTTATAGAGGGGACAAAAACATTAAGTCAATCATTAGCAGGAGTAGCAAGGCAACTAGCTTCATTGTTCTTAAACAGAGCGTTTATGGGTTTATTTGGTGGGATGTTTGGGGGAGGTAATTCAAGGGCCGTGCAAAATGTATCAACAAGTTCTTCAAGTTTTGATCCTTTTAAAACTGGATTATTTTATGAATATGCTAATGGTGGATATGTAAATAGTCCGACTATGGGATTAGTCGGTGAAGCAGGTGAACCAGAATACGTTATCCCGTCCTCCAAGATGTCTGGAGCGATGGCTAGATATTCCGCAGGTGCCAGAGGTGGTGCTGTCATTCCAGGAGGTTCTGGTGCGTCTGGTACAGTTGCAGGTTCTTCTGGTAATACAATTGTTGAATACACTGGCCCTGTCCTTAACTTCAATGGAGATGAATACGTTCCAAAATCTGCCGTGCCTGAAATAATTAATACTGCTGCAAAACGTGGTGGTGAATCTGGAAGGGCACAGGCTTTTTCAGCATTGAAAAACTCTCGTAGTCAACGTGCAACATTAGGCTTATGAGCATTACATATCTGACAACTTTCTTAGAGTTAAAAGATTCTGAGGGTATTCAACTATTTCAAAACAGCGTAAGAGGACCTTTAAACACGCTTCCAGAAGAAAATACAATTACAAAAGAAGGTAAAACTTATAAATTTTTACCTTTTATATATCAAGGTGCTGCAAAAACAAAATCTGGTGACAATTTAGAAGCTCAGATAATTCTTGCTAATAACTCTGTGGCAATGAATCATGTAAAACGAGCTTTTGACAAAAAAGCTAATATTGTCGTGCAAGTTTGTAAAATGAATAAAGATTTTGAATTTAAGTCTTCTGACCAGATTCTAACGACAGAACATTGGATCTTGGCCTCTTTTGCTTACGATGCTACGACAATAGAGGTATTGTTAAGCAGTTCTATAGATGCTGTTGGAACAACTGCTCCTAACAGAGTCTTTTCAGAAAACATAGTTGGATTTTTACCTCGTACTGGTAACATCCAAACTTTATGAAACCACATCAGCTTATTGGTTTGCAATATAGGTTAGGTGCTGATCCTGACAGGCATCATGCAGCAGATTGTGTTTCTTTAGCAAGACATGTTTTAAAATATTACGGTATTAATTCACCAGAACCTACAAGGAATTGGTATAGAAGAGTAAGACGAAAAGATTTTTCTATATTTAAAGAACAATTAGAAAATTGGGGAAACGAGACAAATGAGTTTAAAATAGGTACAGTAGCATTATGCAAATCTAGTATTGGATATGGTCTTGCTGTTTACTGGGAAAATGGATGGCTGAATTGCGGAGAGCGGGTGGTTCGATGGAGCCCCATAGACAGCTTGGAAATAGAAAAATATTATTACCCTTTGAACAGGAACTTTGTCAGCAGTTAGGCATCAGTAAAGAAGAATATTTTGAATTTTTAAAATACACATCAAGTCTTAATGGTAATAGACCCAAGGAGTATGACAATATTCCCTATGTGGTTAACATGGCTGAGGCATTATTTGTTGGAGGTCTTGCAAAGCAAGGTTTAACTGCTTTAGGTCAGGTAGTTGTTGGTTTAATATTTACTGCTGTATCTTATTTTCTTACACCAAAGCCAAGAGCACCAAAAACTCCTGGTAGTGTTACGACAGCAGGTCAACAAGGTGTCAGAAGATTTGCTCCTCAGTCAGGTTTTGATTCTGTACAGGAACTTGCAGAGTTAGGTGCTGTAATCCCTTTGGTTTTTTCTAGGTTTCAAACTATAGATGAAAGAAAGTTTGGTGGTGTCAGAGTCAATACACAGCTTCTTTGGTCACAAATGAGGAGCTTAGGTAAAGGTCAGCAGATAAAAGCAATATTTAATTTATCTTCTGGTGTTTTAGGTAACGAAGATACGGATGAAGATGGTTTTGGTGGTCCTGATTTTAATGGTTTTGCTATTGGTGATACCTTACTTAAAAATTACTCTGAAGGTAAATTCAGATTATTTTTTGACAATGGTAACAATAGTGAAAATGGAAAATTAAAATCTCCTAATAATAAATACCCTCAAGGTACTTTAGATAGACAAGTAATAGGAGCTATTTCTTCTGATAATATTGAACTACCAATAGCTGTCGATGATTTAAATAACTCTGTTGATATTGATACTTTTTGTGGAACTCGTACTCCTTCTACACAAAATGTTTTTGGTAATTATAGTCCTGTACCAAATAGCATGAGATTCATGCTTCCATACGAATTAATTTTAATGCCTGAAAATTTAGAAGATGATATAAAAAAGAAAACAGCAAAGAAAAGAGCAAAAGTACAAACAGATTTCCCTAGATATCAGGCAATTGTAGATGTCAATGGAGATAGATCTGAAAGAACATATAACGTAGTCGAAGGTAATACAGTTGTTTATCAAATTGCCAATTTTGACCCAAATAAAGAGTTTAATTTTGATGATTGGGGCACTGAAGATATATCCTCTTCTTTAAATTCCGATAGAGAAAATACTGATGATTCATTAGCTATAGGTGAACAATATTTGATTGGAACGGCTAAAGGTATTTTAATTAATACTGATGAAGGTCTATGGGAAAAAGGTAAAACTAAACAGTTTACATTTAAAATTACTGAACCTGGAAAAGTTCAAGTTAAAAATGTTAGATCTGCTCATAATCCTTTTGAAACTTTATTAATACAAAAATGTGCTATCGGTATTGTCACTAATAGCTATAAATGTGATGCTACTGAGATTGGTATAAAATCAGTTGTCAACAAACAAATTACAAGTTTTGCAAATGTAAATAGTCATCCTGGATTTTTTAAATATTACGGAGAACCTGATAATGTTGGAGAGGCTGAAAATGGTGTGGTTCATCAATATGAGAAAAAAAATGCAAATTTTTCTTTAGGTCAATTAAGTAAATATGTAAAAAGATATAGTTTTTTCAAACTTTACGCTCGAACTGTAGGACAAACTAATTGGACACTTATTGCAAATAATCCTTTTGCTGTATTAGGTAGAACACCACAACCTCAATATAATTTTATAAGAATTAATCATCCTGATAAAGCAGAGCTAAACGAATTTAAACTTGAACCGTGTCCAGGAAATCTTATAAAAGAAAAGATGGCCGCAGGAGATTTTACAATAAATTTATTGTCTGGAACAAAATTAAGTTTTATCAGTGATAATAATAATTATCAAATACGTTTTAACGGAGAGAAGGGATATATTTTAACTCCTGAAAGAGCAAGTAATAAAGAATGGTTTCTTGGTAAAGTCCCATTAGAAGACGAGGCAGGGCAAGGCAAAGTTTTAAGAGTATCTCCAGATGCCGTAGGTATTCCACCAACAGAATTAGGAACTAAAGAAGTATATACGAAGTTTATTTATCATAACGATCAAGATCAAGCTGAATTTTATGTTGCAAAAAATTTTGATGATGGTGAATTTGAAAACTACTCTTTCTATGATGGTGAGCTTATTGGATATAGTGACACAAAGATATTAAAAAAAGATGGCTTTCAATATGAAGCACATCTTCGACAACAAAATAATGAGGGTGAAGATACAAATAGGTTTAGTATTAAAAAATCCACAATAGAACAGGTACCAAAAACACCAAACATTAGTGATGTAATTACAATTTCCATAGATAATCAGATTATAACTTCTGATGAAGAGGGAACGCATCTAAAATTAAGACGAGAGTATTGGAGCGAGAATAAAGCAAAAAGGTTAACTATTCTTGAAAGAGGGAAAAACTATAAAGAGGGTCAACTATTAGATGTTAATTTCCCTGATGGAGATATACAAATATCTTTAACAGTTGAATCGGGATTATTTGTGACAGAACCTTGGCCTACTGGTCAAAATTTAAATCCTTTTGATGCAATAGCTGATTTTATTAAATTTGATGCAGAAAGACCTTCTCATTTGGATCAGCCAGAACATCAGATTACTTATGTTAATGAATTTGTAAGAAATCAAAAGATGAAATATACGAGCTTATCAAATGTAGGGTTAATAATGAATAGTTCTAAAGAATTTCAAAGTCTTTCTCAACTATCTGTTTATGTAAAAAATGGTATTAAGGTAGAGAATTTAATTAGTGAAACAAATGAATCTTCAAATTTATTTCCTAACATTGCTTTTCATCTGTTAACAGATCCCGTAAATGGTGCAGGTAATCTTATTGATGTATCACAGATTAATAAAGCAGCAATGAAAAAAGCTGCTGAGTTTTGTCAAAAAAATAAATTCTTTTGGGATGGAGTTGTTACGCAAAAACAAAATATCAGAGAATTTATTTATCAAAATGCTGCTTTTTGTTTATTAGATTTTACTATTAAAGGTGGTCAGTTTTCTCTCGTACCTACCGTTCCAATAAAAGATGACAATACAATACATCATGAAGTGGAAACTAAGAAATTAGTAAAAGCATTATTTACTGACGGAAATACAAGAAATTTAAAAGTAAGTTTTCTTTCAGCAGAGGAGAGACAACTTTTTCAGGCAAGAGTAATATTTAGAGAAGAAGTAGAAAATGGATTTGCAAAAACAAAGGTTATTGATAAACGCTTAAGAGATGGAAGTATAAATGATCCAAGAGAAATTTTTGACATGTCTAATTTCTGTACTTCTCCTGCACATGCTGAAACATTTGCTTTATATGCTCTAGCTGTAAGAAAATTTGTAGATCATGGTATAAGTTTTGAAACCACTCCAGACTCTGCAATGTCATTAGAACCTGGTGACTACATAAGAGTAATTTCTGAGATCACACATAATGATCGTTTTGAGAATGGATATATAAGTGGTGATGGTGTTATACAATCACAGGGATCTGTAACTCCTGTTAATGAAGAAATATTTTATTGGAAGGCTTCCTTTAAAAATCCAGAAGACGGTACTTTAACTGTAGATGATAACGGTTTAGCTGCTGAGAAATTTAGGGATTCTGTTTTTACTGTAAAGAAAACTGACAGTACAGATAGAATATATAAAGTTGAATCTATCACTTATACCGAAGAAGGTTTTGTTTCTGTGACAGGTTCTCATCAACCTGTTATTTCTAAAGAAATAAATGGTGAAACAGTTCAAATATTTCAAATATTAGATGCTATAAATGATAGAGAAACATTTTTTACCTAATGGCAACAAATATACCTTTTCCAAATATAAAACCATCTTCTAGAAGTTATACTCCTGGAGTTTACCCGCAAACAGAATTTGAGTCACAGAATGGTGCAAAAGTTGTAATGAGATATGGAAATAAACAAGTAAACGCAAAATTATCTTTAGGTTTTACTAATATTACAGATACACAGGCAAATGAAATTTTAGATTTATATGAAAAAGTTAATAGTGTATATGATTTCATTGTTTTTCAAAAACAACAAAATGACAATGGAGTCGTTGGTTTCGGTGGTTTAAGTGGTGTAGATACTACAACATTATCAACAGATGTAACGGTTCAACTTACTGATCGTATAGCTGAAACAGATAAATTAAGATACAGATTTGATGGTCCTCCTACCGTAACAAGTGTTTTACCTGGCATTTCTAATGTGCAATGTAAATTTGTCGCATGCCTTGATGGGGATTAGAATGAATTTAAAAT